GCCAGTATGTATCGTCCACAGCATAGATGTCAATCACATCACCAGCCTGACCACCATTGGCGGCATTAGACTTATGAAGATGAATTCTATCGATAGTGCTGGACAGGCCAGTAGCTTTCGTTACGATCTGCACAGCAGGTGCAGCCTCCGTCGCATTCGAGGTGTTAATAACAGCTTTTCCGAAAAACACATCAGCTGTGCTAGCAGTCTTGATGTAGTGATTTGCCGCGGCCCCAACAGCAATAATAACTCGAAAGTGAAGACCTTCGGCAGCTGCTGGAAGCGTAATATCGTGGGCCGAACCTTTAGTCCACACGATAGTGCTTCCACTATCGGCCGCAGTTAAAGTTGTAGTGCTGGATACTTCTTTAACTTGTCTATATTTCCTCTGTAATAAATTACCATTTTCGTTAATTAGGCTCCGAATTCGTGCCCAACCTACTCTTTTTGTTCCCATAATATGTTTCTCCTTATATGATATTAATTAGGTCAATTAACGAAAGGATTTCTCCCTCCGCAATAAGTAGTTTTCCGATAAACGAAAGCCCCCGTCAAATGACGGAGGCTTTACATTTATTTGGCTACTAGGGTTTAGCTAGTTGCGCCTGCCTCACCAAGGAGTCCGCGAACGACAACCAAGCCGTACATATCAGGACGAACCATCTTCTTGGCATAACGAGTCATCACGCCCTTACGGGGCACGAAGTCCTCTGGTCCAAAGATGGTAGGTGTGGTCTGCAGTGGGACGTAAGGTGCGTACACATATCCGCTTTCAAGGAAAGAGGATCCGCGACGACCAACGAGAACCACGTTGCGCAGGAAGTATGGGTCAACAATGACGTCAAACTTCTTGGACAGGCTACCGACCTTAACAGCTCCAACGGAACCGCGATCATCATCAGCTGTGACGGATGCACGGAATCCAGCAGTGAACTCAAGAACGTTGGCGATCTCAGGTCCGCAGACGATGAAATTAGCGCCACCGCGAAGAGTCTTCCGGTGAATCTGTGCCGACACATCATTGATGGTCTCGACAAGTGTCTCATACCACTCGCTAACTGTACCCGTAAAGTCGGGAGCAGCAGAAGCAGCACCAATCTCTGCACCGGTTGTCTTGTTAAGGAACATACCAGGAGAACGAGACCAGTAATAGGTAGCTGCAGTAGAGTCATTCACAAGGTCCGCAAGGATCTCGCGATCGATCTCAAGAGCAATCTGCTCAGACAGCACGCTGGTAAGCTCCACCTCAGCATCAAGGTTGTGGTAGGCGTTAAGATCTTGTCCTAACTCCGGAGTCCACTTAGCCTTAAGCTTCTTGGTGATAGCTGTTACAGCAACACTGTCCACTTTGATGTCGATCTCGGGGATCTCTTCGTTTCCTTCAAGGCCCCACTCAGTGGTACCAACGACAGAACCGATAGCGCCACCAGCAACAAGGTTATCTCTGAGGGGGAAGACCATCGAGATAGAACCACTAGCGCCGGGTCCAGCAGCATTGAAAGGATCAGGGTTAACACCCGAGCTTCCGGAAAGACCGAAGAACACGAGAGAAACACCAGAACCAGTGTGCTGGGTCAAGCGACGAATCTGCTTAGCGGAATCAGAGATACCATTAAGAGCAGCCACGAATGGCGACATGGAAGCACTGATAGCACCAAGGTTGTCGAAATCGCAAGATGTACCGTTAGAGCCGGTAATATTCGCAGCAGGAACATTGATAACGGCTACGGCATATTCAGTACCGGAACCCGAAAGAGCCATAATATCAGCATCATACTGAAGATAAAGCTTCTTCTGAGTTTGGGTTGCCTTGTCAAGATCGAATGCGATCGATGTTGTATCAGCAGGAACGCCGGTGTTAGAGCCTGTGGGCGACGCGTAAGCGTAACCACGTGCACCAACGGTACGCGGACCAGAAAGATCCTCTTTAACACTACCAACCAAGTCGACACCACCAGTAATCTGGCTACCAACCTGATCTGTACCATAAATCGACTTATCGTATGTATTACCCATACGACCAACCCGAGTATCTGTTCCGGAGCCCAAGCTTGGGGAGAACACGAAATCCAGGAAGAAAATGAGTCCACTAGGGAGACTCATGGGCTGAACGCTAACGAGGTCGTTAGCAATTAAGCCTGCGAAAACACGACGAACGATGGGGAATGCAACAGCGGCAAAACCTTCTACATCGCCGGCAGCCATGCTGCTCTGCTCGCGAAGAAGCTCCTTAGCCTGATTCTCTAAGAGACGTGCCATCGAGCCCTTCTTACGGTCATTATCAAGTCCTTCAAGAAGACCTGTGCGCTCCCACTTTGTTAACAAAGCGTGACCTTCGGAACGCATATCGCGGTTAACAATACCTTCTGTTAACCTTTCAACGATACCAGCCATAATTAATCACCTCCTTATATAATGATTTTATTTATTTTGTTTTTATTCCAGCTAGTCTCTTCATCCGATCTTGGAAAGGATCGGAAGAAGGCTTCTCATGACGAGAAGCACGAATTACAGAAGAACGACGAGTAATTGCTTCGCTTAGTGATTGCGGCCGATGCTTAGGCTTCGACTCCACTGTGCTTTGAAGCGTATCAAAAATTGTACGTGCTTCCATAACTGAACCGGCGTTCGAAATCGCTTCGACAATTCTTTCTTTTTGTCGCTCATTCAAGGAGGTATTTCTTAATACACGGTTCGTATAAAGCAAACGAGCATTAGAAAGATTTACATCTTGTAATCCTTCTTTCAGCTCATTAGTTGCTTGCTTATATTGTTTGTTTTGCATACTGAGTTGCTTATTTTCAAAAACTAACTCTTCGTAAGCTTTTTTCAAAGTCTTAATTTCATCTTCGACATCTGTACTGCGGCGGTGGGCCATTTCTTTTTCCATTTCCCACTTCTGACTTTCGGAGGAGCGGCCGGCCCAGCCGGAAAGGGAGGCTCCCATATCTACAGTCAATCGCTCTGCAATAGCGTCTACTAATCCATCTAAATCTTCTTCAAGGGCATCACCGACTTCGGGGTCATCATCGTCCTGGTCGGCCCATTTGGGTACATCATCCTCATCGGCCCAGTCGGGAACAACTTTTCCATCGCCATCTTTATCTTTTGATTCTTCCATGGGATTGGGATCGTCGTCGTCAAGTGTTTTCGCTGAGTCGTCAGCGGATTTCTCTTGCTCTGCGGCTTCTTCGCCGGCGGTTTCGCCGGAGGTGTCGAGGGCGCCCTCATATAAATCATCATCGCTAAGCGCCTCGGCGAGATCGCTCGGATCGAATTCAAATTCCTGGTCTTCGTTCAAAGTATTTTGAAGAGCATCAACCGCCTCTCTAAGTGTATTAAGATTTAAATCAAACTCAACAGGCTCGCCATCGGCAGATTTATCGCTGATATCAACGCCATCAAGCGCTGCAAGGGGAACATCCTCGTCCGATACAACTTCTTCAGGTGCCGTGGCACCAGCCGGATCGGCCGGATCTTCTAAGGCGCCCAAATCGTCGCCGCCAAGAGGATCAGCTTCAGCTTCCTCGGGCGCGCCAACATCGCCTCCCATTGTTAGATCTAAATCATCTTGCTCTAAAAGTTTATCGAGGGTATTCTTTACCTCGGCTGAATACTTTTCAATAATAACAGATTCAGCATTTTTTAGGGCTGCCTCTTTTAGCGCCTTTGCGTCAACAATAGCTTCTTTTAATAAATTAGACATACAAGAACTCCTAAAATAATACTAATTCAAAATAAATAGTGGTTTTTAACACAAAACGCCAATATTATGAACCACTCTTGTTTATAATCCACCATTTATTTCCATCAGACTGGAAAGCGCGTATTGAGTAATTGGATTTAATTTGAATTTCATTAAAAAAATCAATTAATTCGCCCTCGGTATTGATTGTAAGGATGTGATTTGCAGCAATCTTATACCTGCTTTGATCGGAACATATTCTCTTCACTGTTATTATCCGACCGCTATTTTCTTTTGCCGGCGGGAGAGTTGCTACAATTTTATTGTCGCTAGCATCAAATAGGATTGTATTATCTTTTATTCCAAAATTATACCGCGCATCTTTAATGCATTTTATATCGCCAAAAACAGCACCAGTGCACTTCAAATCCCCGCAGACTTCTAAATCTTGCGAGACTATAGCGCTTGATGCTCTTAGTTCCCCTTGGAGTTGTAATTTTCCTGCGCGTGGATCGAATGTTAACGCAGGCGAGCCGGCTAAGTTTTTGCCGTTATTAATTTGAATGCTGTTCTGTGGCCCTTGCGGACGTAATACTTTGTGTACCAAGTACCCATCATATAAATTTTTAAATGTTGAATGCCTAACTTCGTCGCGCATTGTATCATGAACAACAATAAGATCTGAATCACTAATATTCTGCCCTTTTTCATTAATTTTTAATGTATTTTTAAGATCAAGTGATAATTTACGACTGCGAATTCCCAAACCGCTATTTGTATGAAGGTGTACCGAAACACCGTCGTCATTTACCATGATCCCAAAGCCATTTTTTACTTTTAAGCTGCTTCGATAGTCATAAAGACCATCAGTATAGCGAATAGAATTTGCAGGGACAGTGCCCCTGAGTGCATCAGCCGGGACGTCCCATAAGCCGCCGCCAGAACCAGTAATCTTTGCAGCATGAAGGTGCGGTGTAGACAGCATGTTCCCGTCAAATGTTAAGTTATAATTACTTCTAGCGATTTTATCGCCTTGATAAGTAAGAACGCCGTTTAAAGTTGAATTAGACAACTTAGTGAGAGCTACTTTATTTTCGGTTGCGCACGGACTACGCGCATCTGTATCATAAAACACACTAGCGCTAATTGTGCTCTTAAAAATTTTAACACCGCGGATCTCCTGATCGTTCTCCTGATCAACCGATCCTTCAACAATTCCCTTAACAACATTATAAGCCATTTATTTTGTTCTCCACAATAAATAGTTGATAAAAAAAAGGATGCCCCCCAATTGAGGGACATCCAAAATAACCAAGAAAAACTTGGTATATATTGATTAGATGATTCGCCAGTCGTTAGTTCCGGCATACACCAAGCTAACAGCACCATAAGCAGATTCAACCACGATGAAGCCTTCGCCGTCAATTTGAACAGCGGCAGAAGCGGTGATTCTGATGAAGCCATTGTTAGTGATGTTTCCAGCCTTAACTGTAAC